TACGGGATGTGAGCGTCGGCTTTTATGGCGGCGATATGATTTGCGACATCTGCGGCAACTCACTCTACGATTGGAGAGCCTGCCCCCATTGGCCCGGCGTCGAATATCCTATAGGAGATCAGGGCAACCAAACTATAATGGCCACAGCTCAGGTCGTCGACGCCAGGCTGGCCGAGGTCAGCGCCGTATATGACGGGGCCACGCCGGGCGCAATGATCCGGCGAGCGCAGGAAATGAGCGAGGCCGGGATGCTTGAGCCGGAAACGGCCCGCAGGTTAGAGATGCAATATCGGATCAAATTACCCGTGTCAAAAAGGGTAACTATAGCGGCGGTAACTCCGCCAGAGAGGAAATCAACCATGGATGAACTGGAAACCATCCGAGCTTTATTATCAGAGTTAAACGCCACCGGAGAAACGGTCATTGACCAGGTCCGTTGGCTGGTGGATGAAAATGCCCGGCTGGCTCCTCTGGCCGATCAGGGCCGGCAGTACCGGCGCGATCTGATCGAATCGACTTTGGCCGAGGGTGTACGGGCGCTGGGAGAAAATTTCTCCGAGCAGACATATCGCTCGATCCTGGAACGGGCCGAAGTCGGCCAGATCAAGGAGATCAGGGATAATTTTGAACGGCAGGCGACTCTACGGTTTCCGGGTGGCCGGCACACCGTAAACGATGAGCAGCCAGATACGACAAACGGGCAGCCCCGGCGAGCGCCGGCGGCAGCGTACAAAGCATAAAAATATATTTGAGGAGGTTTTTTAGATATGGCAGACCCAAGAGCAGCAGTTGAATTAGTCGGCATTGGCTATAAGGCTATCACCATGCAAATCGACGCCTCGACCATTACCTACAGCGCCACGGCAGCCAATGGCAGCGCCCAGGTTGGGCTGGCGGTGGTGCCAAAGGTTGGCTCGCCGGGCGTGATCGAGCTGGCCGGGGACGGCGAGGGGCCGGTGATGAAACTCATCAGCGTAGATAGCGATGGCTACGCCACGGTGCAGCATAAAGGTATTTGCACGTTGCCCGGCGGCACCGGCGCCACGCTGACAATCGGTGAACGAATTGTGGGTGATCTTTTGTCATCCGCGGAGGGCTATATCCAGGCAGTAGCGACCGGTACGGCGGCCCAACTCGGTCACGCCAACGGGGTGATATTGGACGCCTCGGATACCGCGGCCGTTGTAGTGGATTTGGGTTAATAACCCGGAAAAAAGTGGAGGAAACAACAAATTATGGCTAATCAAACTTTGAGCACACGCGATCTGATCGCCCGGCTAAATAACCCAACTGAGGCGATTGAATTTATTAGCGAGGGCTACCGACAGGGGCTGAACGTGAGCCGCTGGCTGGAAGAAAACAGTCCGAGTGAACCGAACAGCGGGCTGGATGCTTTTGAGCGCTGTCTGGTCGAACTGGATATCCGGACCACCAGCAACCCGGCAGCCGGGTATTGGGCCTCGCCGGCCAGCGCCTTTATGAGCGGCGCCGCGGCCCGGACGCTGCTCTCTGAATTTTTCGCCCGGCAGTGGCGAAAAATATCCTATGCCCGGCCCAGCCATCAGGAAAGGGCTATTTATCTGAGCACGGATGGCACGCCTGGCTCCTGGCAGCGGCCCTATAGCGACGCCCAACAGGCCCGCTGGGATACGCAGCTGGCCCCGGCAATTCCAATTTCCGAGGTGATCGGAATGACCACTCCAATTGAGGGCCAGGATTACCGGGCGTTTTATCTGACCTATAATGCCGAGCAGCTCCGCAAATTCAGAGTGGGTGAGAGCGCGGACATTCCGATTGCCGAACTTGCCGACGCCGAGCGGACGATCCACCTCAAAAAGTACGGACGGGGTCTCCGGGCGAGCTATGAGCAGATGCGGCGGATGCGAGTAGATAAGCTGGCGCTGCAAATCGCCTATATGGCCATCCAGGCCGAGGTAGATAAACTCGCGGCGATCATTAATGTCATGGTCAACGGCGACGGCAATAGCGGCACCACCCCGACCAGCTATAACCTGACGGCAATTGATACCGGCGCGACGGCAGGCACATTAACCCCGAAGGGCTGGCTTGGGTTCAAGATGAAGTTTGCCAACCCCTACATGGTCAGTGGGGCGCTGATGACCGAGGCGATTGCTCTGGAGCTGGCGACGCTGACATTTAGCGCCAACAGTCCCTACACCGGCTATAATGCCGGGGGGATGGTGCAGGGCCTCAATCCGATCAACCCAGTAGGTAATGTGACCCGTTACGGCTGGACCAGCGATGCGCCGGCTAACAAAATTTTGGGGTTTGACCGGAGATTTGCCATTGAACAGGTGACGGAAATCGGCGGTGCTATCTCCGAGATGGAGCGATTTATCACCAATCAAACCGAGGTCATCACGATGACCGAGGTTGAGGGCTACGCGGTTATGGATGCAAACGCGACCAAACTGCTCGTGGTCAACGCCTAAGTAATCAGAATTACTGAGGAATAAATATGAGATCAAAAGTTCTTTTATTGGTGGCCGCGGTCATTACGATAGCAGTCCTGGCCTGGCCGGCTGTAGGCGCGCCAAGCCTGACCAATTTTACCGATCAGGTCTGGATCAGAGCTGCCGGCGCTACGGCAGTACCGGCGCTCCAGGTGAATCAGCTTGGAGCAGGCAAAATCGTTGAATTTCTCGACGGCGGGACGCCGGTTTTTAGCGTCAATAATGGCGGAGCAATCACAGGTGGGCGGGTGCTGGCCTATCCCACCGCTGGCATACAAATTAATTGCAAAACCAACACTATCACCGACACCGCCAGTTACACCGCGACGGTAACGGCCATCAGCACTCCGATATTTGCTACCTGCACGCTAAATGCCATTACCGGCGACGCGGAAAAATGTGCCGCTATTGTTGGCAGCGGCAATGTAACAATAACGGTACGCAATAGCGCGGCCACGCCGGCAGCCAACACTACTGGCGCAGCTGTAACCTGGTGCACCGGGGGAACGCCGCAATGATTACTACGGTTAAATCGCTTCTTTCCCGGGGACTGGTGGCCCTATGGGAGCGCCATCCCGATCATCCTGATGGAGAGGTTTTTATAAACGATCCGAATCGGGAATACCTGGTAGCCTTGACCAGCACAGTGCGCGAGGCTATCAACCGGGGGAAATTGGCCGAGGTTGTTAAAACTCCGACCCCGGAACCTGCCGCCGAGGTGGATACCAAGAAAAAGGGTAAATGACAACCACAATTCCGATCCTGAGTGAAGCCGAATATCCGGCAGTGCGGGCAGCTATCGATGTCAGCCTGACTGAAGCACAATTGCCCAATGAAATTATTGGACTGAGCATATATCAGGATGCGGCCATCCGGGATGTCTATAATGCCTATGCGGCTGCCGGCAGCAGTGACGATCCGGCGGATGAAACGGACGAGGATAATATCGCCCGGATCACACGGGCCGCAGTGTATTACTGTGCAGCAAGACTGTGTCCGGCGGTGGTGCGGATCACCAGCCTTAATGTGACCACACGGGATTTGAGTTACAGCCGCCAGACGTTTGATCCTGAGAAGCGGGCAGCCGAACTTGTAGCACTGGCCGAGGCGGAGCTGGCCGAAATTCTCCAGCCGAGCGAGGAAACACCTTACCGACCCACAATGTTCACCACGGCGAGCGGGATGCGCGGATTATGAGCACGGTCGGCGAGGCCATGGAAGAACTCAGAAATGCGTTTCTGGACATTACCCCGCCGGATGGAGTTTCCCTGGGCGAGCGGGTATGGGCCTGGCCGGTAGATCGGGCCGAAATCAGCTATAACATATTTCCGTTCATCATCTGCGCCCAGGTGGTCAATGAGCCGGGTAATTGGAACCCGATGAGCCAGGGCGTGGGATATCATCATTATCCGGTCGAAATACTCATCTGTCTCAATAACTGGTCAAGCCGTGATGATATAACGGCCGAGGATGAGGAAGGCGCGCAAAGATGGCTACTGGCAGCGGCAACAGTGTTTTTCAGGAATCGGGGATTGGGCGGAGCGGTACTTGACCTGGGCGGCGAGCAAGCGCTATTCACTTCTCAGATTGGACACCTGGGCTGGCTGGCCAATCAGGAATTTTTTGGGGTATATCTGCGTTCACAGATACACCAAATCCACAGTTTACCGAGCATCTAGGAGGTGCATTATGGATAATCAATCACCCAGCGCGGCCCCGGTGCCCAAAGTTTTGGCCTCAACTGGCGGGACCGGCGCCGGCGGCGTGCTGGCAATCCTGATCATCTGGTCCCTGCAACAGGCTGGGCTATCAATATCCAGCGAAGTTGGACTGGCAATCGGGACGCTATGTTCGATGATCGTTGGATTTATAGCCGGCTATTTAACCCCGCCCAAATGACGGTTATTATCACCTACGAAATCCCTCTCAATGAGGTTGATGCGGTCCTGGCCAGGGGAAAAACAGATATTGAACGCCGGTTGATGGCTGCGCGGGATGATATTCTGGGTGCGGTCGAGGATGAACAGATCAAATCCTATACCGGCAGCAATAACCCGGCTCCTCCTCCCGGCTCGCGCTATCAGCGTACTTTTACTCTCCAGGCAGCCAGCGAAACTGAGGCGATCAGTAACAAATTGCCGGTAATCAGCGGCATATGGCGGGTGAATGAGGGCCAGGCGAGATACGGCCGTTATGTGCTGGGCAGCCGGGCCGAACAGGCCAGGATCCACCGCGGCCGCTGGAAATCACGAACCGACGTTGAACAGGCAATTAAAATAAAAGCGCCGGCAATTGTAGAGGAGCACCTGAAATGAAATATTTTTTCGAGAATATCGAAAACGGCCAAATAGCCGAGGGCTATACCTCGATCAAGATCATCAATCACGAGGCTGAGGTTGATCCGGCTGATACCGAGGCGATCCTTTTGGCCGAAAAACGGGGCGGCCAACTCAAAGCGCCCCAGAAACAAACAGCGGAAAAACCCGCAGGAGGCAATAAATAAATGGCCGTATCATCTGTTTGGTCAAGATTTTTTAGATATAGAACAGAATCGGCCTGGAACGCAGCCGCGCCGGCTGGTGGAGCGGATTGGGCCATTGCCGGTGGCGCAAACGGCTGGTTTGAGCTCCCTGTTATCAAAGATTCTGACGGGCTACAACCAAAGTCAACGATTATCTATCCGGCCACAATGGCCGGAAGTCGGGCCATGAACGCGGCGCTGCCGGTGGCCGGAGCCTATCCGGCCGAGCTGGGCAATCTGGAATTTCCGTTTTACCCGGAATTGGTTGATCGGATATTTCGGGCGGTGTTTGGTACGGTGAACCGGGTGGAAACAGCCGGTACGGCCGCGCGGGCCAGTATTGCCTTTGCCAGCCTGGCGACATTGACGGCACAGCCAACCGGAGATGAGCAGTTAAAATTCGTAATTGCTTCCAGTACCGCCGCCTCGTCCGCGGCGATCAATGTTATTGAGAACGGGATCACTGTAGAAACGATCACTATTGGGACCAGCGTATCCAGTGTGGATGGGGATTACTACACAAAAGGGGGATATGGGGCTGGAGGAACGGTCACGTTTTCGGTGACGGGCACGGTGACTAGCGGATTGGTGACGGTTTCCGGCATCGGCTATGTAACCAATACCTTTACCGTTGGCAATAGCACGCCGAGCCTGGTCATCGAACAGGGCGGCCGGCCGGAAGCGGGCAGCGGCAACAGCGAATATCATCCCGGCTGCGTCATCCCGACTCTGGTACTTTCTTATGACCGGACCGCTCTGGACAGCATGTTGATGTGTAACGCGACCATCCAGGGCTTAAATCCGACCACAGCCACTGCCGGCACATTCTCCAATCACGCGGCCAAATTCTACCAGCCATTTGCCGGTTGGACCGCCGCGGCCACGATTGACGGCGTGGCCTGGGCCGAGATCGCCTCGATGCAGCTCACGATCCAGCCTAACACCGGCCTCTATGCCGTATCGAGCGGCGCGCAAAATCCAAGCGGGAAACTGGAGGGTGAAGTCGAGGTATTTGGGACGATCACCTTGCTCCCCGACGGGGCTACCCGATGGTCTGATTATCGGAATAGCACGGTACGCAATGTTGAAATCAATTTGCTTACCCCGTTTTTTGTCAACGGCAGCACCCCCTACCGGCTGCTTTTGGAATTAACCCAAACCACATTCAGCGATTATACCCGCAATCGCCAGCAAAACCTGGCCCAGGGGGCAGAGCTGGCCTTCAGAACGATCTATGACAGCAGCGACGGCCCCATCAAGGCAACAACACGCTGCCGGCTGCCCCTATAGGTAAATAACAATGGCCGATAATGTACCGATCACGGCAGGAAGTGGCACAAACATCGCCACCGATGATATAAGCGGAGTCCATTACCAACGAATTAAACTGGTTGATGGTACGCTCGATTCGACGGATGCAATTGGTGGAGACGCCACCAATGGCCTTGACGTTGACGTGACCAGGCTGCCGGCCCTGGTCGCCGGAAGTGCCAATATTGGTGATGTGGATGTGCTCACTGTCCCTGCTGACCCGTTTGGCGCTAATGCGGATGCGGCCAGTGCGAGCGGTAGTATCAGCGCCAAACTTCGATTTATTGCCGCGACTGGTATCTCGGTCACATCTATTGCCGCTGGCGATAACAATATTGGTAATGTGGACGTTCTTACTACAGTTGAGCCGGTTGTTCTAAATGGTTCAGGATCACTCACTGCTGCGGAACAAGCAGTTACCCTGACCCTGGCAGGTAGAGCTAATGCCACGTTTCAATTAACTGGAACGTGGACGGCAACGGTCACGTTTGAAGCGAGCAATGATAATACAAACTGGACTACCATTTTTGGGTTGAGAGCCGGTGATAATACCATTTCGACCACAGTCGTAAATTCGACCAATAATGACATCTACCGCTGTACTGTTGCCGGATTTGTATATGCAAGATTGAGGTGTTCCGCTTATACCAGTGGCACGATTGTTGTCACTGCTTTGGCAACAGGCAGCACCAGCGGAGTTTTCCTGAATTTTGCCTTGCCACCCGGAACAAACAATATTGGTGATGTGGACGTGCTCACTGTCCCAGCAGACCCGTTTGGTGCTAATGCCGACGCAGCCAGCGCGACAGGTTCAATAAGTGCCAAATTGCGTTTCCTGGCGGCTACGGGTATAGCCGGGATGACAGCGCTCCCGGCTGGCACAAACAATATTGGTGATGTGGACGTGCTGACCGTTCCGGCTGACCCGTTTGGGGCTAATGCGGATGCTGCCAGCGCGACAGGTTCAATAAGTGCCAAGCTCCGCTTTATCGCCGCAACGGGTATTCCGGTCACATCCCTGCCTGCCCTGGCTGCCGGTTCAAACCTGATCGGCGCGGTCAATCCACAGGGATATTTTGCTACATGCAGCACCGACGTGACCAGGCCAGCAGATACAAATGCTTACGCTGTCAATGATGCTCTGAGCGATTCTACAACCACGCCAACCACCGGCGGCTTTACATTCACCGGCGCCGCCAGGAATTCGGGCGGTAGTGGCATTATCACCGATGCAATCATCGCCACGTCAAACGACGCGGCGACGCAGCTCCAGGGCGAAATTATGATCTTCAACCAGGCCGTGACCGCGATAAACGATAACGCGGCCTGGGCAATTACTGACGCTGAAGCAAAAACGTTGATTGGCAAAATACCATTTACCCTTGAGGATATCGGCAATAACGGTTGGTGTCACGTCCAAAACCTGAATATTGGCTTTACCTGCTCAGGTTCGGCTAATTTGCGTTTCCTGGTGCGGGTCAAGAACGCTTATACGCCTGCATCGGCTGAGGTGTTGACTTTCATTATCAAGTGCTTGCAGGTGACATAGATGCTTGCGCCACTTATGCACATTGCCACTCGCCGTGTTCCAAATCCGCCGTTTCGGGGTGTCCTGTACAAAACGGCTCTTTCAACGACGGCCAATGAAACTACAACTACCTGGACAGGTATCGATATTGGCGTTCCCCATCCTGATCGAATTGTAATTCTGGCGATCTATCAGGGTGTTAATGGGAATATAATCGAGCCAACTGACGTAAATGGTATCCCAAATACACATATAAAACAGCTTAACGAATTTGGAATAACTGTTCATCCTGTCCCGCTCGACACAACGGCAATTATTCGGGTTTCAGCTACTTCCAGCATCCGCAAAGGTGTATCTGTTTATATTGCTTATGGCCCGGCCCAGCCGATTGAATCCGGCGCTATCAGCGCTGGCACAACGAACCCGGCTAACCTCAACAACTGGAAAACTATCGCCGGTGGATTTGCGATTTATTCCGGGGGGCAGCATAGCACTCTGGGTACATTTACCACGACGTGGAATGGAACGGAGACGTTGGTAGAAGATAAAGACGTACAGATTGAATCGGCGGCCTCGGTGACTACCGGCAATGTCAATAATATGCTCGCCAGTGACAATACGTTTGACTTGTCAATGAGCGCCAGTGCAAGCGGCACAAAGCGCTGCGTGGGCGTGTCGTTTTATCCGCCCAGGCCGGGATTATTGTTATATTGACAAATGATTGCAGCTATCTTAAAAGGCACTCCTGATGACTCTGTTATTGCTGTTGCAATCGTCCGGCGGTGGATCACCTCAGACGGTCAATCTCGATTCACTGACCCTGGCCGGGTCTGTCCCGGACCTGAGCGTATCACCCGGCGCGGTAACGGTCAGTCTCGATTCGCTGACTTTGGCCGGGTCTGTCCCGGATTTGAGCGTTTCACCGGGAGCGGTAACGGTCAGCCTCGATTCGTTGACTTTGGCCGGGTCTGTCCCGGACCTGAGCGTATCACCCGGCGCGGTAACGGTCAGTCTCGATTCGCTGACTTTGGCCGGGTCTGTCCCGGATTTGAGCGTATCACCCGGCGCGGTAACGGTCAGTCTCGATTCGCTGACCCTGGCCGGGTCGGTCCCGGATTTGAGCGTCTCGCCGGGAGCGGTATCGGTCAGCCTGGACTCGCTGACCCTGGCCGGCTCGGTCCCGGATTTGAGCGTCTCGCCGGGAGCGGTATCGGTCAGTCTCGATTCGTTGACTTTGGCCGGCTCGGTCCCCGATTTGAGCGTATTACCCGGCGCGGTAACGGTCAGCCTCGATTCGCTGACCCTGGCCGGCTCGGTCCCCGATTTGAGCGTCTCGCCGGGAGCGGTATCGGTCAGCCTGGACTCGCTGACCCTGGCCGGCTCGGTCCCCGATTTGAGCGTACTTTCCGGTTTAATTGTT